GTAGGTTATGGATTAGATGATAATTCATTGAAGAGAAATTATAGAAATATTTACAAGATTAATTAATGTATCAAGCAGTAGCATATCATAAACGTACTAATAAAGTACACATATGGGATGACCAGAAAGGTCATTTCACTATCAATTATAAACCATACGCATATCGTAAAGCAACATATGGTAATATGGTTGCATTAGACGGTCAAAGAATGCAGCGTATAGATAATCCGGATAGAGAAGAACGAGGATTATATGAATCGGATATCAATCCAGAAATGCGTACATTAATTGATACATATACAGATTCAGATGAATCTTCAATCGGACATAGGACGTTATTTATTGATATTGAGGTAGATATTGCAAACGGGTTTCCGACCCCAGAAGAAGCTCAAAATGAAGTAACTTCTATTGCAATATATGATGAAGCCGGCGACCAGAGACATGTTTGGATTTTAGATAAAGATCAAGTGGTTGAGAATGTATCTAAGCCAGGTTACGAAGTAGTTTCATGCCAGGATGAACATACATTGTTAAAGAAATTCTTATATAAGTATTACGAAATTCAGCCAACTATTATAACTGGATGGAATATCGATTTCTTTGATATACCATATCTTTATAATCGCATGGTACAAATCCTAGGAGAAAATGAAGCTCGCTCTTTATCTCCTATCAATGATGTTATCTGGTTAAAGCATAGAAATAGATATCGCATCTCCGGAGTGTCATGTTTAGATTATATGGCATTATATAAAAACTTTACATACTCTCAAGAATCTAGTTATTCATTAGAAGCAATATCTCAAAAAGAATTAGGTAAAGGTAAAATGAAGTATGAAGGTACTTTGGATGACTTGATGCGTAATAACATTCAAGGTTATATTGATTATAACATGAATGATGTGGATTTGGTTTGGGAACTAGACCAGAAAATGAAATTAATCGATCTGGCGCGTGGTATATGTCATAAAGGTCATGTTCCATATGAAGACTTTTTATTCCCTACTAGATATCTAGATGGAGCTGCATTGACATATATGAAGCGTTTAAATATCGTATCTCCGAACCGGCCGCCTAGGTCTAATGAAGAATTAAATTTGTTAGGTGCATATGTAAAGCCACCAAATGCCGGCCGTTATAAGTGGGTATATGACCTCGATTTAACGTCATTATATCCTAGTATCATCATGACACTTAATATATCCCCGGAAACAAAAGTAACCAAGCTAGAAAAATTTGATCCGAAGGGGTATGTTAAAAACACTGGATCTCATTACTCTGATGGTCGAGATGGATGGGAAACTCCTGCAGATTTAAGAAATTATCTAGAATCAAATAAATATTCGATAGCAGCTAATGGTGTTGTATATGATACTCAAATTAAAGGTTTCTTGCCATCTATTTTGGATAAATGGTTTAATGAGCGTGTTGAATATAAGAACTTAAGAAAAAAGTATGAAAAGGAAGGAGATTCGGCTAAGGCAGAATATTTCGATAGAATGCAGTTAGTAACTAAAATTCTTCTTAATTCATTCTACGGAGTATTAGGAAATCCTAGCTTCCGATTCTTTGACCCAGATAACGCTGTTGCAATTACTAGTACCGGTCAGCAATTGATCAAATTTACAGCCGATATCGGTAATCAATTTTATGCTAAGGAATTAGGTAAGAAAAAAGATTATAATATATACATTGATACAGATTCTGTATTCTTTTCATCTTTACCATTAATAGAAAAACGGTACCCGGATTTCGATATTACGGATGAAAAATGGATGGCTGATAAGACTATTGGAATAGCAGATGAAGTCCAGAGCTTTATGAATAGGTCATATGATATCTATAGTAAAAAGTTTCATAATGTAGATACTCATAGATTTGATATTAAACAAGAAAATGTCGCGAAGGCCGGTTTATGGATTGCTAAGAAACGTTACGCTCAATGGATAATTAACGTTGAAGGTCATACTGTTTCAAAATTAGACGTAAAAGGATTAGATGTAGTACGTTCATCCTTCCCGCCATCGTTCCGTAAATTTATGGCCGAAGTGTTAGAAGATATGCTGAATGATATAGATAAACCAGAATTGGATCGTAAAATTCTAGCCTTTAAAGAACATATGAAGACATTGGAATTGATTGATGTTATGTTCCCAATTGGAGTTAAGAATGTTAAAAAGTACATACGTAAAGGTGATAAGCCATTTGCGGTACGAATGAAAGGTACTCCTGTACATGTTAAGTCCGCATTAAATTATAATGACATGTTAAAGCATCATAAAATTAAGACTATACGTGGTATTATAAATGGCGAAAAAATTAAATGGACATATCTTAAAAATAATTCAATGGGATTAGATACAATGGCATTGAAAGGTTATGATGATCCTAAAGCAATTGTAGACTTTGTACAAGGTCATATAGATTATGATAAAGTATTTAAATCTGCATTTGCAAATAAGTTAAACGATTTTTATAGTGCTATGAATTGGGGATTGATCCCAGAAAATAATAATTTAGGAAAGTTTTTTGCATTCGGCTAAATATTCAAAAAAAAGGAATATTATGGAAACATTAATTACAGTTTTAAGTACCATTGGGGTTGGAGCGTTATCGTTCGCAGTTTCAAGAGTGATAAGGTTGGCCAGACAGGTTAATGAGTTGAAAGCGCGTCAAGAGAATAGTGATATAGCTCTTGAAAATTCATGTAGAGATCTCTTCGGAAATCTAGATGGATTAACTTCTTCTATTGATAGAAGATTTGATAAAGTATGGGCAGATGTTCATATTTTAAATACCAATTTCCGCGAAAATTGGTTAGTAAAAAAGTAAATAACATTTAATTAAAAACATTTGGTTGTTTGCAAAAACTTTCTTATATTAATAAAAAATAAAAAGATATGTACGGAAAAAGTTACTGGTATGGTAAAGAGGTAGAAGGCAGATTGTCTGATATTGAAACGGTTTTTGTTAGAGGCCAATTACCTAAAAATTATAAAGATTATCCTCATGCTTATTTTACAATTGAATATATTGAAATGTGTTGTACTCATGGCAATTGGGATGATATTCATACTATATTGACTACGAATCAATATGTAACAATAGAAGCTAATAAAGGTACAATGGATAAAATTCCAATGTCTATCTTTAATAGAGTTCATGTTATATATAGAATACAAGATGAAAATTTAGCAAAGCTAAAGAATACGGATACATTATCAATTGATGCCGGATGGTATAGAGTACATCAGATTACAAAATGTAATATGATGGAAATTAATCCAGATGATTATAAATTTGATAGAACAAATGAATAGCATGAAAAGAAATTTATTTTATTTCGGCCTCGAACCCCTTAAAGCTAGGTATACATATCAGTTATGTAAAGAATGGATGCCAAAAACATTCGCGGAATATCCAGATCTTAATTTTGTAGATATTGAAGGAGAGTTTGATCCGGATTGTGAAATTAAGGTAGGTGCAGTATTAGATGCAATTGGTAGAGGTAAATATTGTTTATCTCAATGCCAAAACTTCTTAAACCTACTGTATAACGACAAAGTACAGGATGGTGATATAATATTCTTGCAAGACTATTGGACACCAGGAGTCGAGGCCATATGGTATGCATTAGACCTGTATGGCTATAAGGATGTAAAGGTGTATACAATGTGTCATGCTCAATCAGTTGATGAATATGATTTCACATATCCAATGCGTGATTGGATGCGTCCATATGAATTAGGATTAGATAAACGATTAACTGGTATATTTGTAGGAAGTACAATTCATAAAGAACAACTTCGTGAAGCAGGCTTCGAAGCTCCGATACATGTTGTATCATTACCAATTGGTTTACTCTCTACCGTTCAAGTATTGGCCGATTATTATCATGATTGTGATGGTAAGGTAGAAAAGAAAAATGTAATCGTATATTCATCTCGATTAGATAAAGAGAAGAATCCATTCTTCATGATGAAAGTGGCGGAACAATTCTTAAATGAGAATCCAGACTTCGAATGGCATGTTACTACATCTGGTAAATCGTTTAGAAGCATGTTACCAGGTGTTCTAGAAGCGCTAAATGAATTAGCTGAAGAACAACCTAGATTTAAATTGTTATCCGGATTGACAAAAGAAGAATATTATATAGAATTAGCAACATGTAAAGTGCAATTCAATTCATCATTACAAGATTATGTATCATGGACAGTAATTGAATCCACAGCATTTGGAGCTGATATAGTATTTCCAGATTTCCGAAGCTTCCCAGAATTTATCGATCAAGACAGATTGTATAAACCATTCGATGTACAATCCGCAGTAGATACCATATGGGATGCCATTAACGATCCTAGAACTCATTATGATATTGGTAAAGTATCTAACTTAGGTAGACAAATGGAAGGATATATTATTGCCAATGACTTTGATAAAGAGATTAATGTATGGCATGAAAAAGAATATTGCGAATCATTATTATATCAAGAATTTGTAAATAAAATAGAACAAGAAACAACTCAAATGGAATTATTTTAATGAAAGATTTAATTTATTACCCGTCATTATCTGCAGGAGGCTGTGCAGGAGACTTCAAAAAGAATAAAGAAGTTAAGCCCGGATTATCATGTAGATTTTATGATAAAGATTTTCCAGATCCATGGAGGCATCCATATTTTCTAATTACAGCAGGCCACCATTACAAATGGATGGATGCTAGAGATAGATATGGATTAGAAGATGATGTATTAGTACTAGGAGATTCGGGAGGATTCCAGTTAGCTACCGGTGCTATTAAATGGGATCCTGCATTTAAGAAGACTATATTTGATTGGTTAGAAGCCAATTGTGATCTAGGAGTTAACTTAGATATTCCGCCGCGTGCAAAGTATGACGGAAAGTTTTACGAATGTATGAATATTAGTTATGATAACTTCGCATACTTCGCAGATAACCAAACCGGTAAATGTAAATTCTTAAATGTTATTCAAGGTAACAATGTTGAAGAATATGAAGCTTGGTATCAAAAGATGAAAGACTTTGAATTCAATGGTTGGTGTATTGGAGGTGCTCAAAAGCGTGTTACCATGTTCATGTCAGCATTAGTTCCTATGATTAAAAATAGAGAATTTGAAAAGGTTCGTAATCAATTTATACATGTATTAGGTATATCAAAGATATCCGATTTCTTTATGCTGAGTTTCCTTCAAAAGATGGTAAACAAATATCATGGAGGTAGAATACAAGTATCTACAGATTCATCATCACCTGGTCTATATCCTGTATATGGAACGTATTTACATTCACCTCAATTAAGTAAAATGACCTTTACGGATTTATATTTTCCAAAAGGAGAAAACTTACCGTATAATGCATCTGACTTAGTTCCTAATCCATTAGGTCATCCAGTATCAGAAGGATTTACGTTTGGTGATGTATCAAATTATAAAGGCGATGTTACAA